TTATATTGGTTGCGAGCTGGACCCTGCCTATGTGGCTATCGCACAGCGAAGGATAGAGGCCTGGCGGGATCTCACCCAGGATGCACTCCAGCGATCCGGCCTGTTCGATGTGGAATAACATGACAACTATACTGATAGTCACGGCCTTGGTGGCCGGCATCATGCATGTGATGGGCCAATGATAGATGAAGCCTGTCTCATGCGCCGGGCCTTGCGTTGGATCTTGGACGAGCATGACCTTACGCCCGAAAGTCTCCTGCTGATAGACGGGCCCCGGCGTGACCATCTTGAAGCGCTGGCTATCGCGGTGAGCGATAGCATGCGTTATGACCAACTGCGCTACTTCAGACCTTTCGAGCATCAGCGCGCGTTCTTCAGGACCGGACATACCGATCGCCGGGGCATATTGGCAGCCAACCGGATCGGCAAGACCGTATCAACCTGCTACGAGACTGCCATGCACCTCACTGGACTCTATCCTGACTGGTGGGAGGGACACAGATTTTCTGGTGCCATAACAGCCATGGTGGCGGGTGAAGGCTGGAGCCAGGTGGCCTTGGTCTTGCAGAACGAACTATTGGGCACGCCCGACATCAAGATCCGTGAAGCCCTGGGCACAGGAGCCATACCTCGTGCAGCCATAGTGGAAGACACCATGCGATCAGATGGCGCCAATGTGATCGGTTGCGAGATCCAGCATGTTTCGGGCGCCAAGAGCTATCTCCTGTTCGCCAACTACACCCAAGAAGTCAGGCAACTGCAGGGTCTCAAACTGAACCTGGCCGTGTTCGACGAGCAGCCGCCGGATGATTTCTTTTCAGAAGTGGTCACGCGGACTGCGACCACGCAAGGCCAGGTCTTGTGCTCGTTCACACCACTCAAGGGCTTGAACGGCTTGGTGTCAAAGTTCTGGAACCGGGAAGAGGGCTATGACTTCGTGCGTGTGGCCTGGGACGATGTGCCCGAATATGACCCTTGGGGCGAACCATTCCTCTTGATGGAAACGCGAAAGCAGTTGGAGCGCGACTACCTGCCACACGAGCGTGAAGCGCGTATCGCTGGCCGGCCTATCATGGGCCAGGGCGCTGTGTTCCAACTGCGTGAATGGCCCACCTATGCCACGGGCGACTATGATTTCCGCAGCATGCAGGGCCTGCACAGGATCATCGCCCTGGATCTTGGACTGGTCAATGACCGCACCGTGATCACCCTGATGTATTGGCATCCCACCGAGCAAGAGGCCTGGCTGCACACGCAGATCCTGGTGAGTGGTCTGGATGAAGCCAACCCCGTGAACTACATCAACCATCTCTTGCGACCAGAAGTGGTGGGCACGCCCATCGTGCTGCCAGCAGACGCATCAACTCCGGGCCGATACACCATGTCAAGCACAAGCATCCGCGAACTGTTTGAGCAGTATGGCCTGAACGTGCACCCCCGTCCCATACAGAACCCACCTGATCTCCAGGGCAGATCGACCAATCACAAGAGCTATGGCATCAATGTCATGCGGCAGATGCTGGAGGCCGGCACGCTACACATACACGACCGCTGCCAGGCCTTCCTGCGCGAGGCACAGAACTACTATGTGGATCCACAGGGCCGGTTCAGTGACCCCGATGACACCATTGATAGTGCCAGGTATGCCCTGCTTGGCTGCCTGCAGGGCATAGCGGAACCTGCGGATGGCACCACACCACAGCAGAGGATGGCACAGGCACGCGATCGCATACAGGCCCTGCGCCAGCGAGATGAACACAGCCTGCCCGCGTGGAAGCGCGCTTACGATCCACAATAGCGATCCGTCGCTAAATAAATGATCTATCAGGATCGATGATCAATGCTTGATGTCAAAAACGTAGTCACCTCCAAACTCAATACCAGCCTTGGCAAGTATGAACGCCTGGTCCGCATGAAGGGACAGATGGACATCAAGGCCGCTGCTTACCTCCGCTATCTTGGCACCAAGAACCAGGTCAATCGAGCCAGCGACTATCACTATCTCATGCTGGCAGTGACCGATTCGACCGCACCCGTTAACGGCATAGATTATATCCACCCGGTGGTCAAGCCCTGCGTGGACTACGCCACGGCCGTGATCACCAAAGGCCTCACGCCCAATGGCGAGGTCAACTTCGAGTTCACGCCCGATCGTGATGGCGATGAAGCTGCTGCCCGGCAGGCCACCATGATGGTGTCAAAGATCATCAACCAATACAACGATCCGCACAGGATCATCACGCAGTGGGCTATGGATGCTGCCCTGCACAAGAACGGCTGCCTCATGGTCCTGCCCGTGCGTGAGCAGATCACGCGATATGTGGACATACAGGGCACCGCGGACCAACTCAGGGCCTTCGAGCGACAGGCAGAAGACAGTGGTCTCACGCACCTGCGGCAGAGCCGCAAACGAGTTTCGGTGGACATGGCGCAGGTGCAGGCCGAAGCGCAGGCCTTCCTGGAGATCCTACCTGAAGCGCAGCAACAGGCCGAACTGGCGGCCAGGATCGCGCAAGCGGATGCCATCAGCACGGGCGATCTGCCCGATGATACGCCACCCAATGTGGAACTGGACGTGGGCGCAGATGTCTTGGCTGATGCCATCGCACGCAACACCATCTACTCAGCCAAATACAAACTCACGGGCTGGAGCCTGAACATACAGTTCCGCAACATCCCGCAACACTACTGGATCTGTGATCCCACGGTGCTGCAGATCCGAGATCAGCCCTTCTGTGGCTACTATGATGACATGTCGATCCAGGAAGTGCAGCAGGCCTACCCTGACGTGAACCTGGAAGAGTTCCGCGTGCATGCGGCATACAACCAGAATGGTGCATACCAAGCGGGTTCAGTGCTCAACAATCTGGCCATACATGCCAGAGACTCAGTGCCCATCATGGGCATACCAGTTGATTCAAGCAGTGCGGCCGACCCCGACAGCCGCAGGGTGACAGTTCTGACCATTTGGAACCGCTTCGACATCGACAATGATGGCGAGATGGAACTGGTAGAGATCATCTATTCAGGCGACTACATCATTTCCGCGCGCGAAGTAGAGTTCATACCAGTGGCGAACATGTGTCCCAAACCGCTACCCGGCAACTTCTATGGCATGTCAATCGCTGAATCAGTGGTGCCTGCACAGGAATACGCTACAGCCGGTCACCGCGCAGAAATACAGCTGGGCCTGCTCACGGCCACACCACGCATAGGCGTAAAACCCGACAAGGTTGACTTCGAGATGCTGATGGATGGTGAAGCCGCCATCTTCGTGCTGGACACCAAGTTCGATCCTGCCACAGATGTCTATCCCATGCCGCCTCCCGCGGGCAATCTCCAGTTCATGGAAGTGGGGCTAAACCGGATCCAGCAGGATGTGATGAGCCTGATCGGCATGACCACGCCCAACGACGTGTTCAATCCCGATGTCATGGCACCCGGCAACTCCGGCGCCAAACTGCAGCTGGCACTAGGACCCAATCAACTGATCCAGGACAACACTGTCAAGAACGCCGCAGATGGACTCCGCGATGCCATATGGTTGGTCTGGCGCACGCTGATCCAATACGGTGATGACTATGGCGTGAAGAAACTGGCACAGGAGTTCCATCCCGATGGTCAGCCCCAGTTCATAGACTATCTGGCCTGGGACGACATGAACTTCTGTGATCGCAAGTTAATCCACTTGGAACTGGCCCTGGGCATGATGTCAGAAGAGAACCAAGTGGCTCGCCTGCAGATGATCAAGCAGGCACAGCAGGAACTATACCAAACAGTGGCTGCCATGGCCGGTGCCGGCACGCTCACACCCAGCATGTATGCCAAGATCAAACGGCCCTATGAAGACACGCTGTATGTGCTGGGCGTGAAAGATATCGATACCTACATGCCCACTGATGAAGAGGTGCAGGCCATGATCCAGCAGGCCGCGCAGACCGCGCAGGCCAAACAGCCCACACCAGCCGAACAGAAAGATGTCAGCGTGGCCCAACTGAACCAGGCCAAGACCCAGCAGATACAGGCAGAGATATCAGGCACTGATGCCGCCAACCAGCTTAACTACATGAGCGTGGCCATGGGCAAAGCCCAGGATTACGGTCATTAAGCATAGACTATGATAAACCCTGATGTCGTAGACAGTTACAACCGTAGATTGACAGCGGATCTTAACTCCGTCAAGCGCATGACGCCTGAACAGTTGGATCGCGTGAAAGCCTATGGATCAACGGCCGAGGCTCTCCTGAAGAATCGGGACCTGGCCATGATGATACACCATTTCAAGTTCGAAGTCATGGACGCGGTTAGCGCGATCTCCACCCATGACCAAGACTCAAACAACCGGAGGATCGCGCTCTCGAACCAGATCGCCGGTGTTGACGCATTCATTGCCACGCTCCAACGGGCGGTGTATATGAAAAATCGCGTGGTAACCCAGCAGGAGGAAGGTCCTCCTGCCGAGCCCACCGATGCAACCAAGAGAGAGTATAAGG